GATAGGGTTACGGCAAGCTAGGATACCGTTGTTGATACCGTTGGCTACCTCAACACCTAAAACAGGGCCGTTGCCTGTGACAGTGCCGTAGGAGTTAGTGAAACCACTTATACGACGATACCCGCCCGTAAGAGCAGGTTCGTAGTTGAGCAGAGTTATAGCTGACCCCGGTTTAACCTCACCCTGTGAGAGGAGATCACGACCAGTATCCAAACCACCCCTACATGATATCTTGAAGGATCTGAGATTATCAGCCATTAACTAGTCACCCCGGAGAACCCACGCGGTTGGTTAGATGTTTCGATTACTGTAGAGCGTACACGCAGCTCGTCATCCATAAGAAGGTTACGCATAGCTTTGATACCCTTCTCGAAGTTGTTCTGGTGAATCTGAGCTTGACTATCGTTGCTACGGAAGCGCATCATGTACATCATAGCACCGTCTACAACAATGTGGTCAAACCGGGAAGGGATGATAGCTGTGTCGGTATAAGCAGTCAGGTCGTTAGGGTACGCGAAGTACACGTACTCTACTTCGTAGTCTGTATTAGGTGGCGGAGAGATACCGAACTTCTCTTCATAGGTCTGATATACAACCTGAGGAGCAGCACCGGTAGTGTTGGTCTCGTCTGATACGCGGTAGCTCTGAAGATACTCCTCGTAGGAGATAGGCTTCAGGAGGGCAGGTTCGTTGCTTTCAGTAGAATGTACTTTAAGGAAGAATGAGTCCCAGTCAACTGTAGAGAAGTCCGACTGAAAGCTATACTCTTTCTGGAGAGCAGTAAGGGTATGAGTGTATGTTGTTTTAAGGAATGGGAACTCATGTCCATCCTGCAGAATGTGACGGATAGAGTTGTTGATGGAGTCCTTAGCTAGAGCCTGAACACCTTTTACTGTTGTGAAACCATCACCAGCAGTATCCAAGGCAACCTCGTTGAGGCGTCTTAAAAGCTGATTGACAAGTGTTACATATGTGGACATTGATATCTCCTGGGACTATAATGAATGGTCTTCGCAAAGGCCATTGATAATAGCGAAGGAAGGGCCCCGAAGGGCCCAACCTTTAAGTCTTATGCGAGTTGATCGCGGTCTACTTCAGCAGCAGCCTTTGTGCACTCGTTGATGTCTACAACAACTGCCCATACACGAGCAGAAGCAGCAACAAGACCAGCACCAGTAACAACCTGGATGGCGTCAATAGTGTCAGCTGTAGAGATGAAGCTAGGAACTACACCACCAAGGATGGTGCCAGCAGCCTGAGCCTGCATGTCAGTAGCAGCCAAGTTAGCTGTTGTACCGTCACCGATAGCTACAGTAGCAGAAGTACCAGCACTACCAGGAGCAGTGATGAACTCGATGCCAGCAGACAAAACAGTACAACCAGCTGGAACAGCTGGACCTTCAACAGTACCAGAGGCGGTGCCCAAGGTAACAGTCTTCTCCACCAGGATTGGTGAAAACTTCAGAGATTGTGATAAAGCCATTGTATAATCCTTTCAAAGATATGACTAGAGAGAGGAAGACACCCCCTAAGGGGTGCCTAATCTAATTAAGCCAAGTTATACTTAGCAGTTACCAGAGCTTCTGGACGCAGGATCTTACGACCATAGAGATGCATACCACGAACGATGTCAGCAAAGCTGTCTGGGTCACGGTAAGTTTCAGTCTTGTTGATTTGCTCAGCAGTTGCTACAGCAGAGTCATGACCACCAACGATAACACCGTAGTCAGTGTTTTGGTTAGCAGTACCAGTAGTAGCAGCGCCACCACCGACTGAAGGAAGGTTGTTAGAAACGTATACGCGGAAACCATTCCACTTGTTCATAACCAGACCGTTACGCAGGGCACCGGAATCACCGAAGTCTGCATTCAAGAAACGGCTGTCTTCGTCCATCAGGACTTCGAGCATTACTGGGTCGATAACGATCCAGCGGCCATCTTTGTCTACGTTCTGTTGGTCCAACAAACGGCCCATGCGGTTAATCAACATCACTGGCGAAGCGTAAGCTGTTGGCAGAGCAGTAGCGCCCGGCAAACGTGCAGCAACAGGGATAGAGTGATCAGCAGCAGAAGCTGTAGTGATGTTACCGAAAGAAGATTTGATGAGCTTCATGGAAGTCAGCAATTCGTCTGTACCAGCAGTAGAAACAGCAACAGTGCCGTTTACTTGGTCGTTGACAGTGTCACCAGCAGCATGCAAAGCAGACTGTTTGTAACCTGACAAGTAACCCAGAACTTCTTGGTCCAGCTGGTCAGCCAAGCGGTAAGCCGCACGGTTAGTAGCAAGGTCCATGAAGTTGACGTGGCTGTGAGCTTCTTCGATATCGTCGATTTTGAAAGCAAAGTAGTTAGCTTTGTCAACAACCAAAGAGAAGTCTTCGTCGTCAAGATCTTGAGCAGCGATCTGTGTACCACGGGCGTAGCTGGATACAGAGATTTCAGGCTCTTTGATGATCTTAACAGTGTCGCCTTGTGCAGCGATTTCACCGAAGTAGTCAGAGTTAGTGATGTCATTACAGATAGCCTTCTTGCGGAATGCAAGCTGGACTTTCTTGGAATAGATTACACTTGAGAAGTTGCCGTTAGGCAGGTTGCCGTGACCGGCTGCAGATGTAAAAGCCATTATAAATATCCTTCTAGATGTTTGGCTTGATAAGTAAGAATCTCATAGACCCGCACAAGGTGCTTTATGGTTAATCGAGTTATGTGTGGGAGATTCCAGTTAAGAGAACCTAAACAATCGGGATAAGAGGCTGAATCTTTCTAGGGTGCTTTCAGGGTCTGCTTGCCAGCTTCACCGTCTAGGGCCTATACTTATCAGGTAAGTCTTAGAGATTATTAGTGTTCAGGAGACCCAGATGGGCCACTGTAGGTGTCTAGGAGGGTATCCGAAAGGGGGCCTACTAAACACTTACAGTTATACCATACTTATATCTTGTTGTCAAGATATTATTTAAGCAGGTTGGTATTAACGAGCCTTGCCAGAGATGTCGTAAACAAACTTCCCTGATTGCATTGCTTCTTGAATCTCGTCATAGCGTTCTTCAAACTGTTTGTCTGTCATCTTTGCTACTACAGATTCTTTTAACATTGAACCAGCACCAGTATCATCTACGGCAGTGCGGGTACGCTTGGATACAGTTTTAGCTGCATCTTTAGCTTTACTCTTCTTAGCAGAAGGTGTCATGTCATTATCAACCTTGTACAGGTCGATCACACGGATAACACTTGCTGCATCGTCTGAGTTCTCATAGAGGGCATCACGCACCCACTTAGGTTGCTCCTCAACCCAATCATGGAAACCATCAGAATCACGTAGGTCATCAAAGTCACCATGAACTTTACGGATAGCTGTCTCAGCCTTAGTGCGCTCAGCTTCGTAGTTAGCCTCATCGAATGCACGGAGACGACCCTCTGCTACTGCAAACTTCTCATCAGCCTTCTTAGATGCAATAGTCTCTACGATAGCAGCTACGTCTGGGTACTTCTCAGCCCACTCCTCGATGTCCTCGTCAGACTTAGGAGCACGGAGAGGAGGTGATGTGGACTCGACTGCTTCCAGCTTTTCTTTCCACTCTTTCTCTTTTTCTGCCATGTGACGACGAAGATCACCGTAGCGTTTCTTAAAGGACTTCTCCTCACGGCTTAGCTTGGAGTCGTCTTCCTGTGCTTCGGATTCCTCTTCGGCTTCTTCTTGTTTGGCACTATCCTTGGTCTGTACTTCGGTGTCCTCAGATCCCTCGCTATCGGATTCCTCGACCTCTGCTTCTTCTTCTTCTTCATGGGGCTCACCTAGTTGGGCCTTCATAAGCTCCTCAAGCTCCTTCTCATCCTTCTCAAGGCGAGCTTGCTTAGTCATATAGTTACTACCACGAGCCATCATGGACTCCTTAGCAGTTACGTTCTTTATCATTTCTTGAGCCATTACGTTTCCTTTATGTTGGGGTCAGCTTATGCTGAGTGGCCTTAGTTATTTATATAGGAGTTAGTAAGGGCCTATTTGCGGCCCAAACCTTTCTTAGTAGTTGTCTTCTTAGGGGCTGGTTTGGCTTCAACACGTGGCTTAACAAAACCACCCTTAGCCATACCGAACTGCCCACCGGCACCACGGGTAGCTCCGGCTTTCTTAGCAGCCTCGTCAGAAGCTGAAGGAGCAGCAGTACTTGGGGCACGTTCACGTCCAACCGCTGCAATAGTACGTCCAGTATCAGCAGCCTCTTGGGCGATGTTAGCAGCACGTTGTATACTACGCATTTGATCTGAGTTACTTGAGTCAGACTGTCGGTTACGCAAGGAAGCAGCGGCAGCAGCAGCGTTAGGGGACGATGTTTGCGTGAAGGTAGCGGAAGGTGCAGGGGCTACGTAAGTAGACTCTTGCCTAGAAGAGGTAGCCTTAGGCCCACCACGCATCTCATTGCTTCCATAAGTACTCATAGCTGTGTTGGTGAGAGTCTTAGTAGAGTCAAAGAAACCACCTACTTTAATCTCATTATCCGTAGCATAGCTACCAGCTGCCTCACGCAGCTTAGAGGCCTCAGTCTTGTGACCGTGTGACTCAAGCACAGCAGCGTTAGCCATTGCTTCTGCGTACTTCTGTGTTTTGAGAACCTTACCGATAAGACCACCAGCAAGTGTACTTCCGAGGATATCACCAGCCTTAGCTAGAAAACCCTTCTCTTCCTCATTCTCACCCATACCTAAGGTAGACATACTCTGTTCCATAAGAGTCCCAGGGTTGGTGTAGTCGTATTTCTTCATCCAAGCATTAGGATCATGTTTGACTGCCTGTGATTTCTGGTCACTGTCCTCGCGGAACCCTGTATCTACCCGACCACCGCCAGCAGTAACAGGGGCTGTAGAGGCTGCAGGAGCAGCAGCAGGATCAGGAATACAGGTGTTGGTGTTAGGGTCTAGAACATAACCTTCAGGGCACTGTACAGGGCTCGTACTACCTGCAGGAGGGGTGCTAGTGACACCGGACTCAATGGAGAAACCGGGGGTGTACGCGTAGGGGTCGAATGTAGTAGGCGCTGGAACAGCACCACCTTCAGCGAACTTCTTAGGGGCAGCTTGACCTTGAACGGCAGGAGCCGTAGCAGCCTGACCTTGTTGTGGTTGTTGTACAAAGATACCCTTGGACTTCAAAAGATTGGAGATAGAAGGATCTTTCATAGCAGCAGCTTTAACACGGTCAATGATACCGTTTACATCGGCACCGGGGACAAGACCACCAGTAGCATAACCATCCATCAGGTCCAAGTCAGAGCCGATAGTATGCTCCATCTTTTCACCTTCAACAGGCTCACCACCGATACGTCCATCTTCTTCCATGCCCTCAAGGCCAGCCTTAGCTTTATCACGGAGCTTCTCGAAGTGGGCTACACCAAAATACTTAACTACGTCAGCGGGTACTACATACTCACCGGAGGAGAGCTTAGCATCTACGTCATCCCGTACGTCTTCAGCATTAGAGCCAGCAGGGATATCGTTACCTGATACTGGGTCTACATCCATTCCATCAGTGGCTAAGCCACCTTCTTCATACATCTTTTTCATTTGTTGTACTTCACCTCCTGTAGCATATCTATCTTTAAGTCGAGTGGCAGAGCGAGCCTTGGCGTACTCCACTGCTTTATCTACGTTTTCAAACGAAGGAAACTCTTCACCTGTTATAGGGTCAATAGGGCCCTTTTCTTTAATGTACTCAACGACCTCATCCTCTGACATTTGGGTACCATCTTCTTTGATTGTTGGAAACGTATACCACTTTCCATTAACAGGTACAGTTGCAGTACGCTCTGAGTACTTTTCGCCTGTCTTTTTATCAGTAAATACCTTACGGCCACTTACTGAAACTAGAGCACCCTCGTCAGCCATTAAAAGGTCTCCGTCTTTGCACCATTGATTTTATCACGTAACTGTTTAAGGCTACGTAACGCTTTGATCTCACCTTGTAGGCGATGTAACTCCAAGGGTTCATCCCTTTGTTCTATTTGCTTGTGGGCATATGCTATACGTTCATCCAGCTCAGCGCAGAAGGAGTCCCACAGTGGTTTATCATTTACTAGTCGTTTGATTTCCATAACTTACCTCTATAATAAAGCTGGTATTAAAGTGGCATTAGCTAGTTGTGCAGATTCAGCAGCAGTCAAACCACTTACACCCCTCTCAATAACAACAGCCCTTGTGGACACTTCTAATCTAAGGAAAGCGTCATAACCCGAGGTCTGCTCAAAGAGAGAGACGTCAGGGTCACGAGGGAACAAATTACCCTCCACAACAATTTCGCCATTGGCCTCTGGCATTTTGATACGCCAGCCTAAATCGTTTCTGCAAAAGAAGTAAGGTGCAATTTCTTGTGAGCCACCAACATTATCCCCACCAGTCGTATCAAAGGCTGGGGGGTACTTGGCGTTATCTCCTTGGCGAAACCATTCTTTCCAAGCACTGTAAATGTTTTCTTGAGTATTAAAAACGCCGATATTTGGTAGTGTTATATAGAGATTATTTCCATCAAAAGTTGCATCTGCCATTATGGATTCCTATAGTTTCTGTCTACCCGTTGTTGAATTGGAAGTGTCAGGTTAGACGATGTATCAGCACCCTCAATCTTTTGGTACTCGTATCCAAGGGAATGAACAACAATGTCCACACTGCCTACTGAAACAGTAGCTGTGAATGTAGTGCTTGAGTTTTCTACCCCTGCAAGCTCTGTGGTTGTGCCAGCCTGATATACCCTTACTTCTGAGTTAGATTTCAAGTTCGTTAAGGTAAGAGTCGAGACTGTTGTTGTGCCGTTAGTATCGATAAAAGTACCAGTGAACAAAGCGCCATTGGCTAAAGTAATTACACCAGTCGTAGTCATATCACCAGTGAAGATACTAGCTTTGATTGTTATCAGGTTGCCTGTTATGTCAAAAGCGGTTGAGGCAGTTGCATCTATTGTCACATTGTAAGCACCAGCGTCAATTAGGCTTCCTGAGCGATTAACTACAAAATCAAGGTACGTTCCAAAGTTATCTTCTAAATACGCAGCCGCTCTGTCATACAATTTCGCAGACGTATCAATTTCTGTGTAAGCATCCACTGCTACTTTATTGTTTTCTGTTATGTTCAAATTTAAAAGCAATGCTGTAAAATCTTTTGTGTCTTGGTCGATTGTAACCGCGTCATTTTTAGATAAGAAACCGTATTTGTAAGCAGACCTTACATGACTCGCTCTGTTAGTTTTTGCATTCCCAGCAAACGTGGAGTTCTGTAAACAAACATCTCCGCCATAATTAAACAAATGAGGGTCTATTAAGCCATTCGCATCGGTTGATTCAGCGTTTACGACAACATCACTCTGCCCATCCACAATAAAAACTTTTGCGTTTTGAATAGCTACGTTTGAGGCATCTTGAACTTTGAAATTATATCTAAATGCTATTGTCGTTATATCGTTACTGTCGATACTTAACGCTCTAAGGACTGTAAAGTCTGGGTTTACAAAAGTTACGTTAGCATTTCCAAGATTAGGGACAATATGGTTTGTGCATGTATCAATTTGTACGTCTTTTAGAATTGGTGACAGATTAGCCGCGTTTCCTAGTTGAAATGCGTAGGTACATTTTTCAACTTTTACACCATTCAGGCTATAACTGGCGGCATTTGCACCGCTGTTATATGAATACAGTTTAACACCTACGGCTCCAGTGTGATGCACACGACTTCTATCATAAGTTATCTGCTGTCTAGCTCCGAACGCGGAGCCTTCACCTACCGAAACACCATCTTCTAACTCTGCATCACAATCAATTAATGTGAACTCGGTGTCATTATTGACTCGTATTCTACTTTGAGCATAAACAAAACTTCCATAAGCTCGGAAAATACCGTTATCATAAAGCCTAAATGTATCGGCTGAAGTGCCAGTTACTACGAAACTTCCGCCACTTGTGCTAATACTAGACGGATAACTTCCCATTTGCACCGTACCATAAATGCTAAAACGACTACCATTTATCTTAATAATCTCATCTGAACAATTCCAAAAACTAGACGGTCCCGAAGATGATGAATTGCCTATTTGAATTGGTGCGTTAAAATAGTATGTGTCTTTGTTTCCCGCTGTTTGTCCAAAATGACCCGACCCTAGCCCATTTGAATTTAATGCGCTTAGAATCCCTGAACTTGTAATGTTTGTGCCTGTGCAAACCAGCGCCCCTGAAGAGACTGTGTATGTAGCCATTATTCACTCCTTATGAGTTTAAGAGTTGTCGTAGTTCCGTTCTAGAGGAGCAACGAGTGAAATGTTTTGACCTGTAGCACGAGTAATTGTAGCCGTAGCTGAAACGTACTGAGCGGTGTCAAGACCGATTGCTACAACCGTTACACTAGCATCCGTACCTGCTGTTCTACCGCCTTGAGTGTTGCCATCATAGTCAAAGTCGAAAGATACGCTAGAAGCACCACCGATAGTGCCAGATATGTCAACCCCGGAGTTGTTATCTACCAGAATAGCCGAGCCTGTACCAAAACCGCTCGTAAAGAACATGCGGTAGATTGCAGCTGAGTCCGATACTAAGTTTGCATTGAAGCTAATTGTACCTGCAGCAACAAACGGGAAGCTGCGTACAGTTCCATCTGTGTCAGTGAAGCTTAGTCTGTTTGTATCATTCGTCTGGAAGTCGTCGATATAAACACCTGTAGTCGTGCTCAGTGCTTCCCCCGCAAAGCTCATCAGAGAGTCAGCAAGTGAACCGATTTGAGAACCTGCACCTGCGTCAATATCACTAGCTAATCGCAAGCTGTATTGGACGAATTCATAAATCTGTTCAGCCGTACCTTGGTTGCCATCTACAATAACGTCAAAGTTATAGCTAACACCGCCAATTGACCTAGTGGTTGCACCATAGGTAATAGACATACCTGTGTAAGGTGCTGTGGTAGCGATAGTCGAATCCGAAGCGGAAACTTTACTATCCGTAGCTTCCGCGAGTGGGAAACGGTTGGCAATGTAGTTTAGCGCAGTCAGACCAATACTTGTCGATGTAGCAGAGCCGTAAGTCTTACCTTGTGAACGGATGTACACTGTTAGGGTATTAGACCTCTTGTCAAAGTTACCGTTACTAGAGTCACCAAAGGTCTGAATAGCCTGATTGATAGGCCCAGTAAAGTCAAAGTCAGTCTTGGATGTGTCTGTCGAAAAAGCGTAATAAGCAGTGTCAGTGTTGTCGATGTTACCAAGAGAAATAATACCCATGTACTCACGCTCGATAGCGTCAGAGTCGTTAATCTCACGCCAACCTGCTGAACGTATCAAATTACGGGTAGTGTCGTTGGAAGGAACCCAGCCTTCAATAAATTCGAATTGCTCTGGTGTAATTGACACCATAGGGAAGGGGTATGGGATGAGGCTTCCATCGGACTTCCACTCTTCCTTAAGGAATGAGTAGAGAGCTTGCATTGTCACACCATCGTTAGACAGGTTGCCTGTGACATTCAGTGCGATAGTCTTAGCTGACGTGCTAATAGTAATTTCTGTACCTTGGTTAAGGTTATCTGGGTCGATAATAAGTGTCATAGCTTTCTTTCCTACGTTATTGAGGCTAATGTTCCGTCATTGTTGTATGTGAATGTTTTAGTAGATGAAACGTTGTTTATTACAGAAACAACAGTGTTTAGTGTATTGTCACTATTATAGTTTAATGTTTTAGTGTGACCTCCTGCGTATGTCACTGTACTTAGTAAACCATTACTGTAGGTAAATGTTGGAGATGTTAACTTTGTCTCACTAGGGGTAGAACTAGCACCGCCCCCTCCCATGTAAGCACCTGTTACTCTTCCTCCTTTACCTGCACCTGCTCCTGTTGGGCCTCTAACGTACCCGGCATCTACTACTTTACCAGAAGTTAGGCGTAATGTCAAGTGGTAATTATCATCTACCCAAACCTTTTCAACACCTACTCCGTCTTCACCGTCTTTACCGGATGGTCCTAAGGGCCCCTGAGAGCCTCTCTCACCGTCCTTACCGTCTTTTCCTGCCTCACCCCTTAGACCTACCGGTCCAGGTGCTCCACGGACGCCCTGAGGGCCTCTGAGGCCATCCTTGCCGTCTACACCATCTTTACCTGCTGCAGCGGCCTTACCGTCCTTACCGTCACGTCCATCTTTACCATCGATACCGTCTTTACCGTTGATACCATCCTTACCAGCTACACCTTGGATACCTTGAATACCCTGAGGGCCTTGTGGTCCGACGATGTTACCGAAGTCTAGGGTAAGACCTGACTGCCACTTACAATGTAGGCAACCGTTCTTAACAAAGAACTCAGGTGTCTCCAGAATGGGAGAGCGAGAGTGAAACTCTTTAAGTTGATCCTCTACCTTGCGTTGTAGGTTAGAGATGTCTACCGAATTAGCAGAAGCCTCCTTCTTAGCAACGGCAATGATAGTAGCTAGGAGCTTACTATCCATTACCCTTGGCCTCCTAAGTACTGGCTAAGCTGAGCTTCTAGAGCCGCCATACCTGCACCTTCACCTGTGTTGGCTGAGTGGCCTTGCTCACCGGGGACCGGAGCTGCACCTGTACCCATAGCGCCAGCACCTGCACCACCTGTAGGGGCTTGAGGTGCATTAGGATCACCTGGAGCTGGGGCAGGGGGTGGGTTCTGCTCTTGGAACTTCTTAAGGATCTCAGCTTGGATAGCAGCCTCTGACATAGAGTTAGCAACCTTATCAGGGTCAAGGTCCATAGACTCAGCGATCTCACGGATAACGTAGTCCATCTTAGCAAACGGAGCAAGAGCTGGATTCTGTACAACTTGCAAGAACTGCATCAAGCGTTGGCTACGTACTTCGTTAGCCATCAAGGAGGAAGTACCCATAGCCTTAACTTCCAAGTCACCTTTGATCTCAGGATCATGGTCGAACTGCATGTTAAAGGAGAAGAAGGCTTTACCCAATGGGCCAAGCAGATAGTCATCTACGTTCTTGATAACTGTACGGATAGAGCCGTTAGCAGCTGACATGAGCATGGAGATACCGGAGGCTGTACGACCAACACCGGATACACCAGTCTGACCATGCGAGAAGCTAGGTAAGCCTGTGGACTCATCAGCGAGTACACGTGCCTTGTCGAACATCTGCATGTTCTCGTTAGATACGTTAGGGAATGAGGTGCCGAAGATACCCTGACCCGGAGCACCACCTTGACGGCGGAACACCTTACCCGGATAAACACTGAGGTCTTGACCCGGTACTAGGTTAGTCTCATCAACTTCGATAAGCAGGTTGCCTGACAACGCAGCGTTATCTACAGCCATACGCATGAAGCCGTTCATCAACGTCTGTGTGTCGTCCATGTTCTCAGCAAGACCTACACCGAAGAAGGAGTAAGGGTTTACTTCGTACGGTACTGCGTAGTAAGGGATGATCTGTGGGTTAAATGGGTTCATAACCAGACGGAGTACTTGACCGTTACATACCCAGATGTTCACGTTCAGCTGCTCAGCCTTACGTAGTTCACGAGGGATATCTACGTTATGCTCTTCCAGTACCTCACGGTCGACATAGCCCCAGAACTCAAGAACTTGGAAACGTTCACTACGGGTCTCTTGGTTATCGTCTTCCATCACCTGCTCCCACCACTCTTTAGTGTAGGACTCGCCATACTCAAGGGCAAGATCGATGGAGTTGCTACGGAAGAACGGACGTTTCTTCAGAGCTCGCATCTGTGACCGAGACATCTTGTGACGTTCGATAGCATACTCTGCTTCATCCATATTGTTAGCATCTGGGTCTGGGTAGAAGTTCCAGATAGACACAGAGTCACACTGGGGCATTGTTTTAGTACGAGGTTTGTAGTTACCCTCGTCATCCCAGTTTGGGTACTCTTTATCTACCGCAAAAGGACCCTTCATAACACCTGTACCGAACAGAGCACACTCAAATGCAGCTGTACGGAGCTTCTTAGAGGCACCAGACTCCTCCAACTGGTCATGGATCTTCTTTTCCATTTTCTTAGCAGCAATAGCAGCTGGATGGATGGTGATTTCAGTAGCAGTTTTACCTTCGCCTTCCTTCAACCGGTCCATTACTGGCTCCAGTTTGGCTTTCATGCCACCTAAACGCTCCTGCAGGTCAACAATAGTCTCTCCTGGGCGCAGTTTAGTGTCTTCTGGTAACAATTCAGGCTCTTTAGCCTTCTGCATGTCCGGATTAGACTCAAAATGGACTGCTTCAGCGATACCTTCAGGTAATGTAGTAGGATCGATGGTGATTGGGAACTTGTTATTACCAAAAAGAACTTCTACAAGCTGCCCATAGGCTGCAAGTACCTTAGTTTTAGTGACTTTAACGAAGATACGGGACTTCTCGGTGCTTGTGAAGGCTACATCAGGGCCATAAATACCCCGGTAGTTACGATACGCACGCACCCAACGTTGTTCATCTTGGTAACGAGCAGTCCCAGCCTTACTGAAACGCTCCTCCACGAAGGAAACAACCTGACCAACAGGGGTATCAGTAGTATCACCCTCGGAGATATCGTCAACAAAGGAGGACTCAGCCTGTTCCATGTTGCTTTCCATCTCTAAATCGTCGTTCTCAAAGTTATCCATCTTAATTCCTTAGTAACCGAAGGTTGGGTCTGAGGCTTGGAAGCCTGATCTCTGTGCATTAGGGTCGTAGTCCCAGAGTGAGCTACGTGGTCTTGTCATAAGTCCGTAACGAAGGGCATCATAGCCGTGGTCGATGGGGCTCTTAGTATCCACATCCTCTGGGTTAGTCTTGTCTAGAGGAAGAGCAGGTAGTTCAGTAATGATGTTACGGCAAGTGTTAAAGAACACGAGTCTAGGTTCTTCAGTAAACTCATCTAGCTGTAACCTTCTATGTACCTCGTTCTTACCCGCGATACGTGAACCTCTTGAACGATCAGATGGACGCCAACGACAACCCCTCAAGATCATCTGTTCTGCTAGAGAAGGGCCAGTATCACCTCGGTTGTGCCAGAGGGAGCTATCAAGGACACCGTACCGGATACGCTCGCCCTTCTCTATCTCGTTAATCATATCAGCTAAGTCTGATGCTGTTGTCTTATTGACGTACAACTCCCGGTAGATAACAATCTGCTCAGAAGGGGATACAGCAAACCAGAGTACCGCTGTCATCGAACCGTAACCGTAGTCACAGGCCCTAAACTTAGCCCAGCTGTGTGGTACCTCGTAAGGCTCTATCACGTGGACGTTGGGGTTAAACTCTGAGAAGGCTGCACCTTCTGAGACACTCCAATCACCCTCTAGGAGCTGCCTACGTTGATGCTCAGGCATCGAAAGTAGGTTAGCCTCATACATACCGTCTTCAGCAAGGTATGGGTTGTTAAACAGGTTAGCAGGTATGAACCTACGTTTAAAGAGAGGCTCTCCTTCACGGGAGTGGCCCTTAGGCCATGCAATGATAGTACCATGTTCATCCGTAGCATGGAAGGATGTATTGGCAGGAGCCGGGTCAATGAATGTTTTCTTAACCCAGAAGTGACCGGGACCCCCAGGGTTGGTAGTAGCCCTCATGTATAGGGGCAGACCCGAAGCACTTGTAGCACGTAGACGAGAGCGCATGTAGTTCCATGCAAATGGGCTAGGCCATTGTGTCAGCTCGTCCAAGCCGATCCAGTTAAAAGCTTGACCTTGATAACGCATAACATCGTCATCACGGTCGAGGTAGGACATCCAGAGAGTAGCACCACTCGGTGCAACCCAGGTCTTATCTCTTTCCATAAACTTGATACCGGGGATAGCTTTAGGGTAAAGCTGTTTCGATACTGAGATAAGCTCACGGAGTTCCTCTGTACTACGGCGAACTAGGAGTCCACGGGACTGAGGGTTATTAAAGTAACG